TGTTACGCAAGCTGTGTTTACTCGGCCTAGTTGGTTTACTGGCACTGTAAAAAACACAATGTATATGACTAGATTTGGGGCAACCCAAGCTGGGTATGTTATGTCAGTTATGGGCGCAGTTGGAAATGCTGAAATTGTTGTTGGAACAGGTACAATTTCGGTTTATCGAGTTAGTTACAGAAGTGCAAATGCAATCACTGGAGTAAATACATTTACGGGCATTCAAACATTTCAGGCTAATGGAAATGCTGTTAATAAATGTCCATTTAGTTTTTCTGCTTCTGCTGGGTTAATGACGACCACTCAGGCACACGCTGTTGAGTGGGACAACAGCCAAATGTACGTCACCAACAGTGCTGCCGAACGGTTACCTGTAGCTACGTCGAAAGCACAGATCAATGCGCAGACTGGCACAACGTATACGCTTGCGCTTGCTGATGCTGGATACTTGGTAACACTAAATAATTCGGCTGCAATTACATTAACAGTGCCGCCAGTCTCATCAGTGCCGCTTCCAAATGGCACGCAGATTTTAATATTGCAACTTGGCACTGGTCAAATAACCATTTCTCCTGGTTCTTTAGTAACACTTTATGGAAGAAATGGACTTAAAACATCAGGCCAATTTTCCGTAGTTTGTTTAATTAAAGTAATAAATGACGCTTGGGTAGTTTCTGGAGATTCTACTGTTTAATTTATGCTTGCGTTAATAGGAAGTTTAAGAAGTCCGTCACTTCAAGTGCAATATCTTGTTGTTGGCGGTGGCGGCGGTGGCGGCGCAGGCGGTGGCGGCGGCGGCGGCGCAGGCGGATACCTATCTGGTAGTGCATTTTATATACCAAATACTAATTACACGGTAACAGTTGGTTCTGGTGGAGTTGGTACCGGAAGTTATCCTGTTCAAAATTATTCTAATCCTACAAATGGGGGCAATTCAGTATTTTCTTCAATTACTGCTATTGGCGGTGGTTATGCTGGTGGACAAAACATTGGGCCTTCATCTGGCGGTTCCGGCGGTGGTGGTGCAGGCGGTTCTAATGCAGGAACACAAGCTGGCGGCGCAGGCACTACTGGACAAGGATTTGTTGGAGGAATTGGAATCCAAAGTAGCAAAGGCGGCGGTGGCGGTGGTGCTGGAGCGCAGGGTATTGGAGTTAATGGCGGCAATGGTTTAGCAAATTCAATTACTGGCACATCTGTAACATATGCAGGTGGTGGTGGTGGTGGAACTTGGTCAGCAACTGCAGGCACGGCTGGAACTGGTGGAGGTGGCGCGGGTACAATTGGAATTTCAACCAGAGGTGGTGCTGGAACTGCAAATACTGGCGGAGGCGGCGGCGGCGGCGGCGGCGAAGGTCAACCTCTTTTTAGATCTGCTGGTGGAGGAGATGGTGGAAGTGGAGTGGTTATTCTTAAATATCCAGACATTTACACAATAACTTTAACAACTGTAACCGGAACTACAGCCGCTCCATCTGGTGGCTTTAAGGTTACAACAATCACAGCAGGAACTGGAACTGTATCTTTTGCTTAATTTTATGAAAACACTACTTGCACGACTACAAGAGCCTTCTACATACGCCGGACTATCTGCATTGCTAGCTTTAGCTGGCGTTCAGATTCCCGATGCTAAATATCAGTCCATTGTTCATGCTATTGCCGCGATTGCTGGCACTGTGGCAATGTTTCTAGGAGAAAAACCAAGTGCTCCTACTCCTCCTCCAGGCTCTTAATTCGTGGTTGCAGTTGCGAGTTGTTTCTGCACACTGGGAACTTACTCGTAAAATTGAACAATACTGCGATGCCACAGAAAACGCCATATTGGAAGCTAGGGATGCTGGCAATGACGCTCTTGCTGACAGGTTGCTCCAGCGTTTCGCGCGTGCCTCAGGCATCGTTATTCCCCCCATCGGGAGTGTTGCGCCTACAACAGGGACAGACATATCAAGCGCAAAGCTCTGAGACCTGGCACTCAGCCGCTCGGTATCAGGCACTTGAATTGCAGTTAATAGACGCGGTATCAGCCCTTAAACACGCTCAAAATAAATGAACAATCATATTGACGACATTTTAAGCGTAGGATACGTGAATGGAATTGCAGTTGCTATTTCTGTAAGTGAGTTTGAGGCAGGTGTGCGCATTTTCTCGATACTTTTAGCAACTACATACACAGCTTACAAATTTTACAAAGCCATCAAAGCCAAATGATAGAGCCATATCCAGGTGAATCTTCTGAGGACTTTTTAGAAAGAGTTGTAATTTCACTTGGAGAACACTTTGATGTGGTTCAAGTATTTACTCAGTGTGAAAACTGCGAGTTTACAGATACTTTTAATGCGGGAACTGGCAATGTTTTGGCGCGTCAAAAACAGGTTGAGAACTGGTTAGAAATGGGTGGAGGAGAGGATCTTGAGGCACAAGAAGAAGATGCCAATCAAGAGGACGAGGACGACGAATAAATCGTTATGGCCAATATAACTCGTAAATGGAAACGATGGATGGCCCTCGGCTGCTCTCATGGACATCTTGCTGATCAAGCGTTACTACGTCAGGTTCTTGAGTTTAAGAAAAGATTTAACCCTGAACTTACCATTCATTTAGGGGATGCTATTGACTTGGCCTGCCTTCGCGGAGGAGCAGTTGGTTCATCTGATGAAGCTTGCGATCCCGAAGGTGACTTGAATGATGGCTTATCGTTTCTCTCGCAGTTACAACCTCAAGTTTATCTGTTAGGCAACCATGAAGCTAGGCTAGTGCATTTAATGAGTTCGCCTAAGGCAATCGTGGCGGCATTGGCAGCACGAGTTTACCAGCAGATTCAAGACCGAGCTAAAGAACTTAAGTGCAAGGTGATTGATTATGATTTTCAGAGTGGCTGGTATTCGTTTGGCGATTGTTTAGCGGGCCACGGCTACATGATTAACGAGGCTGCCGTGCGCGATCACGCTGAGGCTGTTTGTAGCGGCACACATAACAAAGTGGTGATTGCACACCTACACCGCGTTACACAGGCTGAGGGGCGTAATAGAGCGCATCCAACAGGGTATTGCACAGGCTGGCTTGGTGATCCTAAGCTAACAATTTATGCAGCTAACCGCAGGGCAACCAGCTCTTGGTCACGAGGCTTTGCTTGGGGAGAATATTGTCAGGATGAAACACAAATATGGCTAGCAAAAGAGACACGATCACAGACGTTCCGGCTTCCGGTGTAAGCTGGTTGTCAGAATTAGTAAATGAACTTGCCGTTGGCTTTCCCCCGAAAGGCGAGGGCTGGGCTACAATGACGCAAATTTGCGAGCAAACAGGACGAGATCATCAGTGCATGCGCCGGATATTAAAGCAGCGCAATGCTGAGGTTCGTAAGTTCAAATTTATTGCATCTGATGGTAAATGTATTATAACTCCACATTACAGATTTTCTAAATGAAAAACGACTTTCAAAAAGCTTTAGACTTTGTGCTTAAACATGAAGTTGAGTTTGAAAAGGGCCATTATGGTGACATGAACTTTGTTCGTACTGAGCGAGACCCTAATGATCCAGGTGGCACTACCCGCTACGGGATCGACCAACGCTCTCATAACGTAGACATCGACAAACTTACACTGGAGCAGGCAACCGAGATTTACCGCAAAGACTACTGGGAAAAAGGCAAATGCACAGAGTTGCCTTGGCCCATTTCGCTGGCGCACTTTGATGGTTGTGTTAATGTTGGTATTAGTAGAGCCACAAAGATCCTTCAAACAGCCGTAATGGTTAATGCTGATGGTATATTTGGATTACAAACCAAACAAGCAACAGATGATGCATGTAAGGTTAATGGAGCAAAAGCAGTAGCAGAAAAGATCTGTGACATACGTAGAGCTTTTTACAATAATTTGTGCCTTAATAAGCCAAACATGAAACAATACCAATCTGGATGGCTTGCTAGATGTAGTGACTTAAAAGCAACTTTAGAACAAGTGAGTTAACGACCCCAATTTATGAGCAAACTAATGATCGCCTTAGGTGGCATGGGCATGATGCCCAAGACCAAATCCTGTCCTGATTGCAACATGCCGCTAGAAAGCAATGGTTGCTGTTCCGAGTGTGGTTATGGAGAAGAGCAGATGAATGAACAAGAAGATGAGCAAATGGAGAGTCAATCTCTGTTGGACGTTCGTGATGCACTTCAAAATGCGCTTAAGCTGATTGACCGCATGATCGTTAAAAA